GTAAAACATTTGAAAAGCACTGGTCATGATGCAATAAAAGCATATGAGGAAGGCTTGAACACATATGGTCTATTTAATCCAAATTCCATTAAGTCAGCCATCGGTAACCGTGGGACATACGACATTACCAACCCAGACATCACTATGGCTAAGGGAGGTTCAGTGGAGCCCAAGAAGACCGTCAAGGCATACAAGCTATTCCGTGTGGATCAGCGCCAGCCGGGTAAGCTCTTCCCACTGTTCGTCCACGCCAACCAGCCAGTAGAGTTAGACAAGTGGCACGAAGCCCAGATCGGTGAGATGACTGGCGACAAGGTCAAGAGCAAGATTGGCCCCCTTGCGTTTCGACCCGGTTGGCACGCTGGTGACCTACCCATCGCTACCCATATCGGTGAGAAGTCCGACTCAAGCCTTACAGCCCCTGACACCCGCCCCGCAAACCATGTGTGGGCTGAGGTAGAGATGCCAGATGACGTTGATTGGCAGTCCGTAGCTAACGAGCGTGGAACCAATGCCAAAGGGCGTGTCGTGCCTGTCAAGGCGCATATCACTGACCAAATACCCTCTGGCGGTCACTATAGATACAAGACCAACTCCAACATGACTGGCAATTGGCTGATCGGTGGGGCTATGAAGGTCAACAAGGTACTGAGCGACAAGGAAGTCAGGGCCATCAACAAGGCCGCTGGTGTGTCGGACTTACCCCGCGCACAACCGTTCTCTGCCAAGAAGTTTGGCTTTGCTGGCGGTGGATCCGTTGCCCCCGACGAGTGGAAGGCTGAGGAGCATGTCAACTACCGCGACCCCAAGACAACCAAGATTGAAGACTGGAAGTGGCGCAAGCTCAAGGAAGTGCTCACTGACGTGCCGCTGAAAGAAGTCCCTGACTACATCCAAAAGGGATACGGCGAATTCATGAACCAACAGCTTTCTAAGGCAAAGGCTGGTCAACTTACACCCCGCGACCTGCTGAAGGCATTCACCATCACCCAGTCCAGCATTGGTCGTGGTGGCTTGTCCCATGCCTCGGCTACCAAGACTGGCATGAAGCTACCCAACACAGGCGAGGAAGTACGCCCAGAAGGCGCGTTCGCTGAGTGGTTGGGCTCACCCATGGGGCAGAGGTACTTGAACGCCGCAGAGCGCGGTTTGATCCATCACCCTGCCCTTGGCGACATCCAACAGAAGTTTGCCCCGTTTGGTAAGCACAACCAATTGGTTGACCAAATGGCTTACGCCGCTCAGATGATGCCCAAGCTGGCGCAGACCATGAACCAAGCTGTCACTGGTGGCAAGGACGAGTACCGTGACTGGGCTGAGCAGATGCGTGGCATCGCTGGCGCTAAGTCTGGCTTCATTGGATCCATGCTGGGACGTGGCGACCTACCTACGTTGGATGCACGCCAACTGAACCTGCATACCCTGCCCGCCAAGGTGGGAGTAGGCTCCATCATGAGTCGAGGCAAGGGCACAGGGGCACGAGAAGCCGTGGATCGTCTGGCATCAAGACAGCAGGCTATGAACCTCAATGTTGATCCATCCATGATGCCCCACTACCAACACCTGACCCACCATGCAGTGTGGGATGCCATGGGTAAGAACAAGACCACCCACGATGATCTGGTGCGGGCAATGCGTGGGTACGCTGAGGGTGGTGCGGCTCGTATGGCTAAGGGTGGTAACCCAACCGTAGAGGAGATGCGCAGGGCTATTGCCAAGGCATCTGGTTCTAACCCACCGATGGCTGAGAAGAACCTTACAACCCTGCAAGACTTTCACACGACGTTAGGCGACAAGGTTCGCGCTGGGGTAATGGAAGCCAAGAAACAAATGGACGCCTTTGACTACAAGTACGACAAAGGGCATCGCGTGTTTACTGAGGACAGCGCCAAGAAGAACAGAGCGCCATACGAGATTCTTGAACGTCACCGCCATGGTAACCAACTCATGTGGGAAGGCAAGCCATGGAACAGCAAGAAGATCATTGATCCTGAGACGGGCAAAGCCAAGCGCACACCATACGAACCCGCCTACCGCGTGCGCGGCGAAATCGGCGAGATGATCCTGCCTGAGTCAGCCATCAAGGGTCGAGTTGATATGGCACGAGGTGGTAGAGTCACCCACGCCCACCACTTAGATATTGAGGAGCGCCCCTTATGAAGAAGCTGGTAGGCAAAGGTAAGCCATTCCACTCTGCTGTTGATAAGACAGCCGCCCTGCTTAAGCGCAAGGTAGGCACTGGTGCTGAGTTCATGAAGGAACTGATGGGTGTGTCTGGCGTCAAGCCTACCGAGCTTCAGGAGCGCGGTCTGACAGAGATCATGGGCATGCCCAAGATGACGCATGACCAGTTTATAAGTGAGTTGGGTAAAAAGCCTGCACCAGCCGTTGAAGAAAAGGTGCTAAAGAAATACACCCCAGAGGAAATGAAAAACCTGATTGAACAGAAACTTCGTGAGCGAGCCCTCAATGAATTATCAAAAGAAGGCCATACTCCAAGTGAAATTCAAAGAAGGTTGGCAGATCGCATAGATGAATTGGAGCTAAGTGATTATTATGACGATGCCAAAAAAGCCGCATATTGGGAATTGTCGTCAGGCAAAGAACCACATCATGGTCAATGGACATTACCCGGTGGCGAGAACTACCGAGAGATGCTGATCAAAGCCCCCAAGGGTATTGACAACCAAGAAAAGATCATGGAGTTGGAGGCCAAGCTTCGCCGAGCCCCAAACACAAACAATGAAGAGCAAGATCAATGGAACAAGCTCTACAACCAAATAAGAGACTTAAAGTCGCAACAAGCGGCATCACCAGAGCAGTTCCAAGGCGTATCCAATCACTTTGGTGGCGAACCCGGCATCCTTGCCAGCATGCGCCTGAAAGACCGCACTGGCCCCAACGGTGAGAAGTTGTTGCACCTTGAAGAGTTGCAGTCCGACTGGCATCAGCAAGGGCGTGACAAGGGTTACAGAGGGGATATTCCTGACTTAACGCCTGAGCAAAAGGCAAGGATTGAAGAGCTTGGAGACAAGATTCGTCATGGGCTTGGAACATCGGATGAAATTGACGAAAGCAAAGCTCTCAGAGATCAGGCGGCAAAAAAAATAAAAGCCGTACCTGATGCCCCATTCAAAAAGAACTGGGAAGAGATGGCGCTCAAGCGTCTGATCCACCATGCCGCAGAGAAGGGCTACCACGGTGTCGTGGTGACTCCCGGCAAGGAGCAGGCAGACCGATACAGTTTGGCAAAGTACATTGACTCAATCATGCTGGTTCCCAACCCACATCCAAATGCAAATTCACGACCATACTATTACAAAGCATTCAACAAACAAGGTGATCGCGTAGCTGACGACACTGTTGATGAGCAATTATTGAGTCAGCATATTGGCAAAGAAGCCGCTGAAAAATTGCTGTCTCAAGAACCCAATTCCATGGGTGAACGCATGATCAGTGGCGCAAACCTTGTGACTGGCGATGAAGGCATGAAAGGCTTCTACGACAAGAAGGTTCCCAACATCCTGAACAGCATCGGCAAGAAGTACGGCGTGAAGACTGAGTTGCATGGTCATAAACTGCTTGGCGACCCTTCAAAGCGTGCTGATACACGGCATCGTCTTGGTTTTACTGGGGCGCAACTTGTTGATATGACTACCGCTCAAACGCAAGCATTGAATGCCAAGTTAGACGAGGCAAACGCAAAACAACTGCACTACTTCCCCATCACGGAAGACATGCGCAAAGACGTATTAGCAAATGGTTTACCCCTGTACAACAAGGGTGGCACAGTACACATGGCAAAGGAAGGCGATATGGATCACATGATGCTTGAGATGATGGGTAGGCGCATGGCTACAGGCGGAAGCCCTACAACCAAGGGTTACGTTACCCACGAGCCTAAGAAGCCACACCCAGAGGTCGGCACACGCTTTAAGGCTACCCCACAAGGCAACCTTGCGGCTATGAAAGCTTTTGATTTGATGAAGCACGAGGGCAAGGGCTCAATCGTTCCCATCCCCTATGACGCTACCACCCGCGACAATCGGGTCACCGAGGTATCTGGGCATAACTTAATCAACCCATTGGTGACGGAGGCAGGCTTTGATTACTCGCTTGATCCAACCAATATGGCGCAAAACATTGGTGGCGCATCCAACAGTGGCATAGCCAAACGGGTGCAAGATCGTGTTAATCAAGCCGCAAAGGAACACAAGGGAGACGTATTCCTTGCCCCAAATACCATGGGCGAAGATGCCGAGAACTTCTCGCACCACCCAGCCCATATTGTGTTGGACTTGATGGCACAGCGCCAGCTAAACAAGAACACATTGCGAGCCTTAAGTGATGACCTGCGTGGTCAGCCCGAATTGAAGCGAAATGCAAGGACTGGGGAAGTTACAAAGACTTACCCATACACAAAGTTTCTTGGGTATGACCATCCAAACATGTTTCAACAGGTTATAAAGGGCGGGCATGGTTTGGAGGCTACGCCCGGCGACTTGCGCAAAAAGATGATGGAGCGCCTCAGTTTGGTCAACATGCAAAAGCTGTTGGACTACAACATGGGTGACCTGAAGGCGGCAATCCTTGACCCTGAACTGGCGACAGATCCCAAGGCATACATGGGTCGCACGTTTGTAAAGGCTCAACCCGGCGCGGCATTGCGTCCTAGCACACACACCTCATACGACACTGATTACACAGGCATAAACGAAGGCGGTCTTGGTTCTAATCGTCCATTTGAAGTCCTGATGCCCGATGTCACTGAAAGCATTTACCAAGAACTAAAAGCCCGCCCAGCCAAGACTGTAAAGACGCCAGCACAAATGCGGGCGCAGGTAGTTGGCGCAATAGAAAAGCGCAAAGAGAAGTTTGCTCAGCCAATTAATGCTCGTGTGATCAACAATGCTGGCTTGTATGAAGAGGGCCTAAAACAAGGTGAGTTTGATCCAAAGAACGTAGATTCAGTGTTGGCTTACTTCAAGCGCAAGGGTGGATACAACAAGGGCGGCGCAGTTCGCAAAGCCGAGGGTGGAACAATTGACATCAAGAACATTGGCGTTAGAGAAGCCCCCAACATGGACGTCAAGGCTTTTATTTCGCCTAGACCCACAATGAAGAACTCATTGCCTGTGGGCGGCGTATTCCAGCAAGCACCCCAACAGCCTGCGCAGGGTATGACCCAAGGTCAACCAGCCCAAGGTCAGCCGCCTCAGGGAATGCCGCTAGGGATGCCTCAAGGTATGCCACAAGGCGCTCCTCCCCAAGGAATGCCACCACAGCCACCAAGCAACATCTTGCAGATGACCCCTCAGGGTCAAGCAATGAGCGCCATCAAGCCCCCTCAGATGGCTCGTGGGGGCAAAGTTGACCGTGACATGATGATGCTTCACGTTATGAACCGCAAAATGAAAGTAAAGCATGGATGACCTACTAGAAAACGAAGACGGCTCAATAGACGTTGAGTTGCCAGACATGAGCACCGAGGTGCAGGAGATGCCTGACGGCTCTGCTGTGGTGACCATGGAGGACATCGAGGGCCCTGAAGAATCGCCAGACTTCTACGCCAACTTGGCTGAGTCAATGAGCGCTTCAGAGATGGGCGAGATAGCCATGCGTTATATGGACTTGTTGGAGAACGACAAGGAAGCACGCAAGGAGCGGGACAAGAAGTACGAGGAGGGTCTAAAGCGCACAGGTATGGGCAATGACGCCCCCGGCGGTGCTACCTTCGCAGGAGCCTCCAAGGTCGTTCACCCCGCCATGGCTGAGGGCTGTGTTGACTTTGCCGCCCGCGCCATGAAGGAGTTGTTCCCACCTGACGGGCCTGTGCGCACCAAGATTTTGGGCAAGGTTGACGACGAAAAGACCGAGCGTGCTGAGCGTAAGCGCGACTACATGAACTGGCAGATCACTGAGCAGATCGAAGAGTTCCGCGACGAACAAGAACAGTTGCTGACTCAGCTTCCCCTTGGTGGTTCCCAATACTTCAAGATCTGGTACGACGACAACAAGAAGCGCCCATGCGTGGAGTTCTTGCCCATTGATCGTGTGATCCTGCCCTTTGCGGCTACCAACTTTTACACCGCCCAACGTGCGGCAGACGTAAACGAGATCACCCAGTGGGAATTCAAACGTCGAGTTAAGAGCGGCATGTACCGCGACATTGACTTTGTGCGTGCTACCGAAGAAGTTGAGCCTACCGCCGCACAGAAGGCCAATCAGAAGATCGAGGGCAAAAAGTGGCAAGACAACGATGACGGACTGCGTAAGGTCTATCACATCTACACATGGTTGGAGCTTGAGGACGACAAGTTTGCCAAGGGAGACTCTGCCCCCTACATCCTGATGATCGACGAACTCAGCACCGAGGTGGTGGGCTTGTACCGTAATTGGGAAGAACAAGACGAGACCCTGACCAAGATGGACTGGATTGTGGAGTTCAAATTCATCCCTTGGAGGGGTGTCTATGCGATTGGGCTACCTCACCTTATCGGTGGGCTTTCTGCCGCCTTGACGGGCTCATTACGGGCTTTGTTGGACTCTGCTCACATCAACAACGCCGCAACCATGCTCAAGTTGAAGGGTGCAAAGATGTCTGGGCAGTCCCAGCAGGTCGATGTCACGCAAGTGGCGGAAATTGAGGCGGCTCCCGGCGTCGATGACATCCGCAAGATTGCCATGCCCATGCCGTTTAACCCACCATCACAGGTGCTTTTCCAGTTGCTGGGATGGTTGGACACTGCCGCCAAGGGTGTGGTCTCCACCGCCGAAGAGAAGATTGCTGACGCAAACTCCAACATGCCTGTGGGCACAACCCAAGCCCTGATCGAGCAGGGTGCTGTGGTGTTCTCAGCCATCCATGCACGCCTGCACGACAGCCAAGCACGGGTCTTAAAGATCCTTGGACGCCTGAATCGTTGGCATTTGGACGAGCAACGCAAGGGTGAGGTTGTCGCCGACCTTGAAATCAGTCGCCAAGACTTTGCCACCAACACCGATGTCGTGCCTGTAAGCGACCCACACATCTTCTCTGAGACCCAACGTATGGCTCAGATGCAGGCTGTGATGCAGTTGATGCAAGGAAACCCTGACGTCTTCAATAAAAAGAAGGTTGTCGAGCGATTCTTGAAGCAATTGAAGGTTCCAGCCATCAACGAGTTGATGATTGATGTCCCTGCGCCTGAGATGCGCACCATCGCGGACGAAAATGCGGCTATGTCCATTGGTCAACCGTCGTATGCCTACATCCAACAAGACCATATTTCCCACATCCAAGGGCACTTGCAGTTTGCAAACGACCCTGCCTACGGCTCAAACCCCTTCTTTGCGCCGCAATTCACGCCCCACGCTATCGAGCACATCAAGCAACACATGACCCTGTGGTACTTAAACCGCATGAATGGCTATGTAGCACAGGCTCGCGGTGGAAAACCCGTAACCAACTACGAGGATGCGAAGCTGACGGGCATCATTGACCAAGTTTTTGCCGCTGTTGGACAGCATGTGAGCTTGGATACCTCCGAGGTATTCCAACAAATCATGCCGCAGTTGCAGGCACTGATGCAACGTGCCCAACAAATGCAGAAGCCACCTTTATTGCCGCCAGATGCGCAGGTCGTCAAGGACACCAGCATGGCGGAGACGCAACGCAAACAGCAAAAAGATCAGTCAGACGCTCAGTTTGCGGCTCAAAAGCTTCAGGCAGAGCAACAAGAGCACCAGATGGACATCCAAGCAAAGATTGCCATCGAAAATGCAAAGCTGTCGCACCAAACCATCCAAAATTTGGGGCAAATTCAGCTAGATGCGGCACAAAACCCGCCTCAACCACCTCAGTTACCACAACCACCTCAAGGAGAGCCAAATGGCAATATCTGATAAAGAACAAATGGGCGAAGACGTGCGTTACCACGCTCGTTTAGCAATGGGCGCAAAGCTGGACGGCACGTCGCTGAAGGCTAAGGGTCAACCAACCCCAGTCAAGAACACAAGCAAGCCCCAAGGTGGCTTGTCTGCCGTGAAGAAAAAATGACATCCGAGTTGATCCACATGATCAAGCTACGGCAGGCTGAGATAGGTGTCTCATTGGCTGAGGGTAATGCCTCGACATGGGAGACCTATCAAAGGATGGTTGGTGAGAACGTGGGACTCGCATGGGTCTTGCAGATGATCAATCAGAAGTTGCAAGAAGAAGACGGGAATTGAGATATTCCTAATCCGTTGCACTGAAAAATGTGCGTCTTCGCGCTGAGATATGCGCTTTCGGAGAAAACATGAGTGAAAAAGAGATTACTCTCATCGAGAGTGATGAAAGCTTGCCGTCTGCCGACGAATTAAGCTGGGCATTCCCCGAAGTTACACCCGGTCAAAGCCCATTTGGAGGACGAATCATCGTCCAACTACGCCGAATCAAACAAAAAACCGCTGGAAAGATCATCTTGGTTGAAGAAACCAAGGAAAACGAGAAGTGGAACAACATGATCGGCAAGGTTGTCGCTGTTGGCCCGCTTGCCTTCAAAAACCGTGAAACCATGGCCTCATGGCCCGAAGGCTCATGGGCAGAAATAGGCGACTACGTCCGAGTCCCTCGTTGGGGCGGAGATCGTTGGGAGCGACCAGTCCCCGATGACGAAGATCCAGTCTTGTTTATGACCATCAACGATCACGAGTTGATTGCCAAGGTCACAGACAACCCACTTTCATTCAAGTCTTTTGTTTAAGGATGCATCATGGCAGAAAAAGATAAACAAGAAATTGAGATTCATGTCAAGGAAGAGAAGGACGGCTCCGCTGTTGTTGCCTTGCCTGAGGGTCTTGATATGGGCGAAGAGCTTGATGAAGAGTTTGAGCCTTCACAAGAAGTTAAGAACAATGCTGATGGTGGTTCCGTAGAGGAAGACGACGACCCAGACCATCCTGATGACACGGAGGCTATGCGTGCCGCTAAGCGGGCAAAACGCAAGTCCAAGAAGGAGCTATGGCGCAATACAAACAAGGAGCGTGAGCTTCAATTGCAACTGTTAAAGCGCCAAAACGATGAGTATTCCAAGCGTTTGTCGGACTTGGAACGCAAGACCCAATACTCAGAGTTGGCACAGATTGACAAGCAGATCGAGGACGAAAACCTTCGCCTTGAGTACGCCAAGATGAAGATCTCCGAGGCGGCTCAGGCTGGTGACGGTGACGCCATGGTTCAAGCCCAAGAGATGATGTACGACTCACGCGAAAAGCTAGGTCGTTTATCTGGAGTTAAGAACCAATTCAGTCGCCCAGCCCAACAGAGCCAACCTGCCCCTGATCCTCGTATGCAAAGGCATGCGGCAATATGGATTGAGCGCAATGCTTGGTACAAGCCTGACCTTGGCGACACCGACAGTCGCATTGCCAAAAGCGTCGATGAGGAGCTTGTTAAGGAGGGCTGGAATCCCACTGAGGCAGATTATTGGGATGAGCTTGACAATCGCTTGCAAAAATATTTGCCCCACCGCTACAATGGCTCCGCAGAACGAAATTCGTCTGAGAGAAAACCAAGGAATGTAGTGGCAAGTTCAGGGCGTGAAGCATCAGCTTCTTTTGGTGGATCAAACCGAACCTTTACGCTCTCACCCCAACAGGTGAGTGCAATCAAGGAGGCGGGGATGTGGGAAAACATCGAGTCCCGCAATCGAATGATCCGTCGCTATGCACAACAAAGCCGAAACATGGAAGGTAAATAATCATGACTGAATCTCGTTTGAAAAAATCTCTGAATGCAGGTGGTCGCAATGATCGCGCAAGCGAGGACGCAAGCCGCCAAGCACCAGAAGACAAGTTCATTTCTACGCAGGAACGTAAACGCATGTGGAGCGAAGAATGGACGCAATCAGCACTGCCCAAACTACCGGGCCTCGATGGTTGGCATTTATGCTGGCTATCATCAACAAATAGTTACGACAGCATTGACAAGAGAATTCGTCTTGGTTACGTCCCAGTTAAGTCTGAGGAGTTGCCCGGATACGAGGACTACCGAGTCAAGTCTGGCGAACATGTTGGTTACATTTCATGCAACGAGATGTTGCTTTTCAAACTCCCAATGGACGTCTATCAGGAATACATGGTGCACATGCATCATGAACAGCCGCAAGAGGAAGAGGACAAAATCCGAATCCAGATAGAAAGCCTGCAAGGACAGCGAGACAGCAACGGAAAGTCGCTAGTAAGTGTTGAGGGCGAGGGAATGGGCAAATTTGATCAGCAATCCGCAAAGGTTCCCGTATTTCACGGGTAATTTTTAACTCAAAGGAGCTAGACTATGTCTGCAACAAACGCTCCGTTCGGTTTGCGCCCTGCGTTCCATCCTTCTGGTCTGGATCGCGCTCAGGCGCTTGCCAACGGTATCACCTCAGGCTTGGCTGTAAACATTCTTAAAGGCCAACCTGTTGTTTACTCAGTAGCCGCTACAGTTGGTTCAACTGGTGCGGCTAACGGCACAATCATTCCTGCGGCAACACCCGGCAACAGCGCCGCTACCTCTGGCTATCAAGTCATTGGTGCATTCGCTGGTGTTGAGTTTACCGACACTACTGGTCGTCGTCGTGTTTCCAACTACTGGCCCGCCAGCACCGCATTCCAAACTGGATCATGCGTTGCTTATTTCTACAACGATCAAAACATCGTTTATGAAATTCAAGCGGACGGTTCTTTAGCGCAAACTGCCATTGGCGGCGAGTACAACTTCAGTGCAATTACCGCTGGTTCCACAACCACTGGTCTGTCCCTAGCAACCTTGGCTTCTGCTTCTGCACAAGCTAACGGCGCTCAAGGTCAAATGCGCGTTGTTGATCTGGCTCCATATCCAGATAACGCTTGGGGTGACGCTTACACTATTGTTCGTGTAACGATGTCATATTCGCAATTTGTCGCGGCAACTACTGCTGTCGTTTAAGGAGTAAATAATGGCCGCACCAATGCGCAGTACGGACTTTAGAAGTATTGTTGAACCTATTCTTAACGAATGCTTCGATGGAGTCTATGACCAACGTGCCGACGAATGGTCACGAGTTTTTCGTGAACAAGACGGTATCCCCCGCAACTACCATGAAGAACCCGTCCTGTACGGTTTCGGAGCCGCCCCTCAGTTACCTGACGGCACTCCTGTTACCTACCAACAAGGTGGTGTCCTGTTTCTGAAACGCTATGTGTACAAGGTGTATGGCTTAGCCTTCGCTTTGACCAAAGTGTTGTACGAAGACGGCGATCACATCCGTATCGGTCAGGTTTATGCACGCCACTTGGCTCAATCTTTGGTGGAAACCAAAGAATTGTTGTCAGCTAACGTGCTGAACGTAGCCTTTAACTCCGCCTACCCCGGTGGCGACGGCGTGTCTTTGATTAGCACCGCCCACCCCATCGTCAACGGTACTGTCAGCAACCAGTTGTCTACAGCCGCTGTTTTGTCTCAAACATCTCTTGAACAGATGCTGATTCAAATCCGCCAAGCAGTTGACAACAACGGCAAGCGTATTCGTTTGGTTCCCCGCCAATTGGTGGTCGCGCCCGGCAATATCTTCCAAGCTGAAGTTTTGTTGAAATCTGTGTTGCGTACTGGCAATGCAAACAACGACATCAACCCTGTCAAGTCCATCGGTTTGTTGGACGAAGGCGCGGCTGTTCTGTCACGTTTGACTTCCAGCACCGCATGGTGGGTTCAGACCGATGCTCCCGAAGGCATGAAGCTTTTGATGCGTCGTCGTTTGGAGAAGACCATGGAAGGCGACTTTGAGACTGACTCAATGCGCTACAAAGCCACCGAGCGTTACGACGTTGGCTTCACCGACTGGCGTGCCATGTACGGCACACCCGGCGCTTAATAGCAGTGCCAAACTTGGGGAGGGGGTAAAACCTCTCCCCGTTTTTTAATTTTCGTCCAGCTTTTCAAGGAGAAGACGACATGCCTCAATTTTCAGACGACCTATTTTTAGGCCCTGCCCAGACGTACATGGGCACTGGTCTTCGCAACTACTCTACTACCGCCACTGGTGGTACAGGTGGTGCATCATCTTCAACCCTGACAATTACTGCGCTTAACTTTGGCGCACCGATTGCTGTCGGTATGTATGTTGACGGTACAAGTGTTACTGACGGAACCTACATCACTGCCTTTGGCACTGGTAACGGCGGTACAGGCACTTACACCCTCAACCAAGCAATCAACATTGCAAACACAACAGCGTTGACTTTGCATGACTTGGAGCCTTACGACAATCCAGCCCCCATGAGCTTGGGTATCGGCCCCCTCGGTCGTGTCTATGTTTGGGACGTGGTTCCTCAGGCCCCAATCACCAACAACGTCGCGGCATCACAAACAACAACAACTGCTGGTCAATCAATTACTTTGACCGCTGGCACTTCAGCCAAATCTGTTGTTCGCGTTGATGGCACAACCGTGATCCAGTTAGACGTGCCACGCGCACTCAAGGTGAATTGCTCAACAACTGCTCGCGCATTTACCGTTACTGGTTATGACGTGTATGGTCAACCAATGAGTGAGATCATCACCGTGGCTGTAGCGGGTACTGCTGTGACTGGTTTAAAAGCCTTTTACCAAGTCTCTGGCGCAACCATTGCTGGCTCCGCCACTGCTGTTGTGATCGGTACAAGTGATGTTTTGGGCATCCCAGTCCGTGTTGTTAACGCGGCTTATGTGGCAAGCGTCAAGAGTAACAACGCGTTGGCACAAGATGCTGGCACTTTTGTTGCCGCTGATACTGCAACTGCTACCACTGGTACAGGCGACGTTCGCGGAACCTATACTCCAGCCACTACATCTAACGGCATTGTTCGTACAGTGATGGCTATCACTCTCCCCGGTATCGCTGTTGGCCCCAATGCAACCCGCATCGGTGCTCTTGGTGTAAACCAAAACTTAGTGTCCTAATAGGAGGCAGTCATGGCTACTAAAAACAGTGCAGGGGGCTTCAAACAGATGCCCAAGATGATGACAACTGAACCTTCAGTCATCTTAAAAATGAAAAAGGGCGGTCATGTAAACATGAAGCAAGACGCCAAAGGCGAGAATGGTCATTCACCAATGACTACCGCAAAGCATCGTGAGTCCATGGAAGCCGAAGAGGGCAACAGCCCTAAAAAGCCTTCTATGAGCGATCGTAAAAAAGCTATGAACCCCAACTTCAAAGATGGCGGTAAGGTCGCAAAGATGGCTGATGGCGGCATGATGGGCGGCATGATGGGTCGCGCCCCCATGGCAAATCCTGCTATGCGTGCGGCTATGGCTAAGCGAGCAATGGCACAACGGGCGATGGCTCAACAAGCTATGGCTCAGCGTGCTATGGCTGGTGCTCCTGCTGGCGGTGCTTTACAGCCCGGCATGAAAAAGGGTGGCGAGGTTGCCAAGCTTGAAAAAGAGTTGAAGCAACACGAGGGCATGAAGGCAAGTAAGGCTCACAAGGGCTTGAAAAGCGGTGGTGTAGCTGGCTACGTCAATACCAAGATGCATGACGGCGACAAGACTGATCGCGCTTCTGGTACTGGCAAGGTCAAGATGGGTAACGCAGGTGGCTATGCCGCAGGCGGAACCATCACTGGCAATGCTAAGCAATACGAAAATACCAAGATGGTTGACGGTGATCGCAATAATACTGCCACTGGAACCAAGGGTGTTCGTATGAGCAACGCTGGCGGTTACGCAAATGGCGGCAACGTCAATTGGGAAAACCGTCCTGCCGACACATCAAAGCCCGGCAAAGTCAACACCACCACTGGTGAAGTCAAGGAAGCCAACGCTGGTGGCTACAAGGCTGGAGGAAAAGCCTCAAAAAAAGCCTACGCCACGGGGGGAAGTGTTAACGATCAAGGCAAGGCAGTAAAAATGCCTGCTCATTTCGTTTCCCGTCCCGTGGCTATCAGCTTGCAGTCTGGCACTTTCAAGAAGGGTGGTCAGGTAAAAAAGTATGAAGATGGCGGCTCTACAGGCGATGACAAGTACACAGTCAAGGATCCCAAGGCTGTGTCTGACAAAGCAAGTAGGGAGCTAGAAGATGCTTTGAACCCCCTGAGCATGGCAAAAGAACTCTACGGTAAAGCGAAGAGTTATTTTTCCCCATCGATTCCTGCTGGTAGCGTTACAAAGACCGAGAAATCGGTCACAGTCTCCCCCGGCAAGAAGCGTGGTGGAACCGCAATGTGCTAAACCAAGGCGGGGGCTACGGCCCCTGCTTTTTTAAGGAATTGACATGGGAACTTATTCTTCCGCGACCCGTCAAGGCGCGTATGAACCTTTTGAATTGCAAGTGAGCCGTGGACAAGTTGATGGTCACGAAAACATTAAGTTATTTGGCTATACAGTGGCTCTTGGAAGCACTGCTATGGGGCCATTGTGGGAGGGTTTGACAAGCAGTGGCGGTAATTACCCTTACCCTGCTTCTGCTGTTGTAATGACACTGGCAAGTTCATCTGCTTCTGATACCGCAGTTTCAATCCTTATTGAGGGACTTGGGGCTGGATATGTAGTGCAAACAGAAACAGTTGCATTAAACGGAACATCTAACGTCAATACGACAAAAAGTTTTCTTCGCATCAATAGAATGTCAACCGTTGTTGGAAATGCGGTTGGCAATGTCACCGCCATTAACAGCGGAACAACATACGCCAAAATTACTGCTGGGGTGGGTGACACGCAGATGTCGCTTTACACAGTTCCTGCTGGATACACGTTCTACCAAACAGACTTCACGTCTGGCGGTAACACGTCCGTCACCTCTGGGGCTTACGTTAGAACACGCACTTACGTTGTTGACAACCCTAAAAGCGGTGTCATTACACTGCAAGCACAAGGAGTGTTTGTGCAGTCATTTTCACTAAACAGCGCATACCCAATTGAGTTTCCAGAAAAGCACGACATCCAATGGCAGTTTCAAGGCGCTGGGGGCGCAGGGGCGGCGGCGTATGCTTGCATCAGCGGTGTGTTAATTAAGAACCCTGACTAACCATGCCAAGCAAATCACCAGCCCAACACAAGTTGATGTCGGCGGTCGCGCACAACCCTGCGTTCGCTAAGAAGGTGGGCATCCCTCAAAAAGTCGGAAAAGAATTTGACAAGGCTGATGAGGGCAAAAAATTCAAAAGAGGTGGTTTGTATGACAACATCAATGCAAAGCGTCAAAGAATCGCTGAAGGCTCTGGCGAAAAAATGCGTCGAGTTGGTAGCAAGGGTGCGCCAACTGCTGAAGCCTTCAAGCAATCAGCAAAAACCGCCAAACTGAAGGATGGTGGCGTAAGCCTAGCAGTTGGTCGTGGTGAGAAATTACCCGTCTCTAAGGGCGCTGGATTGACCCAGAAGGGTCGTGAAAAGTACAACCGAGAGACAGGTAGCCACCTGAAGGCTCCACAGCCCCAAGGGGGCGCACGCAAGGATTCATTCTGCGCACGCATGAGCGGTGTCGTGGAGCACTCCAAGGGTGACGCGCCAAGGGCTAAGGCATCATTGAAACGCTGGGACTGCCCCGGCTGGTAAAGGGAAAGACATGGAAGACGACACACCCGTTGAAGAGCCTGATGTTCCAGAAAAGATGCCCCAAAGCGATGGCGGAACCGTAAGCACGCAAGCGTCCAAGCGTCCTTTTTTTGAGGGCTACAAAAGTGGCGGCAAAGTCAATCTGAACGACTGCAAGGTAACAACCCACGAGAAGAGCAAATCTTCTCCAAACTGGTAAGGAATCATCATGATGTTGAAATCAAGCCCGACGGTCAAAAAAGCTGTCAAAGAAGCTATGGATCGCCTGAAGTCTGGCGTATCTGACAAAAAACCCGTAATTACAACCAAGCCTAGAAAGGTTTTGTATCCAAGTGCCGACTACGATGACGCCATGAAGATGCAAAAGGCTGGTCAAGGCTTTGGTAACTACTCTGGTGAACCCAATGAGTTTCAAAAAGCCAAGGGCGGCAAGATCAGCTTGAAGGATTGCAGTGTTTCAACTGCGTCCAAGGGCAAAAACAATTCATGTTGGTAAGGGATTGCAATGCCTAATTACACATTCAAAACAGGCAAAAAAGCTGATGGGTCAATGGCTTATTACGTCAACGGCACAGAATTGCAAGACAAAGAAGCGTATGACCGAATTCAGCAAAGAGTTAATGAAATTAGCGATCAAGCATTGAAAGATTCATCTTCAAGTTTTGATGATGCGGCTAAAAAATCAGATGCTGAATTTGACAAAACAAGTTCAATTTACGATTCCCTAATGGGGAAAGCAAAGGGCGGAAAAGTTAAAAAGAATTCTGCCCCAAAGAAGAAAAGTCATCCAAATTGGTAAGGAATAAGCATGGCGTACTCAGGAACGGTCGGTCAAACTGTCATCACGGTTCAAAACCTGATAGATGATGGTGCGCGTCGTGCTGGGAAACTGGCTGAGGAATTAACCAACGAACAGGTCTTGTCTGCCAAGCGTGCCTTGTTTTATGTCCTGAGCAACCTGATCAACCAAGGCATTCAATACTTTGCCATCAAGAAGCAGGTTTATGGGCTAAATGCCGACCAATACGAGTATTTGCTACCTGTGGGTGGCAATGACGTTTTAAACGCCTTATATCGCCGTATGAATCGCCCTATCGGTAGCTATTCAAGCTCCGCTGGCGGTACTGCCGTGTTTGCCTTTGACAGCGATCTAACTACATATTGCCAACAAACCAGTGCCAACGGCAACATTGGAATTATCTACGGCACTGGCTCACCCAACTATGTTGGATCTGTTGGCTTTATGCCCTATGTCTCAGGTGGCGGAAGTCAGACTTGGAACTATGTCTTGGAGACATCCTCGGATGGATCGACATGGAAGACCTTGTACACGGGTACTGCCGAGACGGTGACTGACAGCCAATGGGTGTGGAACGACATTGACCCCGGCGCAACCAACATCTATTACCGCATGCGTGCCACTGGCGGCACTACCTTGGCGTTGAGGGAACTCTATTTCGGCACAAATAGCACCGAGATCACCATGGCTCGTTTGAACCGTGACGACTACACCAACCTTCCAAACAAGAACTTCACCGCCAATCAGCCCTACCAATATTGGTTAAACCGCACAATACCTCAGGCGACCATCACCCTTTGGCCCACACCCTCTGACCCTTACATCCAGATGGTGGTGTGGTACTCGGCGCAAATACAAGACGTGGGCAAGCTGAGTGGTCAATTGGCGATCCCTGATCGTTGGTTGATGGCAATACAGAATATGTTGGCGCACCAGATGGCGCAGATCATGCCCGGCGTGGAGGCTGGAAGAATCACTTACCTTGAAAACCAAGCGGAAAAATACTTCCAAATGGCTGAGCAAGAAGAACGAGACAAATCGCCAATTTATTTGGCTCCCGCGATTGGGGTTTACACACGATGACCGCTGAAGTTTATTGGATTTGCGCACCTCACCATACTGATATGACATCAGATGGTTATATTGGCGTATCTAAAAACGCAAAAAATAGATGGCTGTACGGTCATAATTGGGCGCACCGTAAAGGTCGGCATGAAAATCAACGCTTTGCAAATGCCATATCAAAGTATGGATGGGAAAATTTAACAAAAAAAATTCTTGTTATAGCTGATGAGAGTTATTGTTATGAGCTTGAGCAAAAATTGCGACCTAATGACAATATTGGGTGGAATCTTACAACTGGCGGAAATAAGCCGCCTGTTTCCAAGTTTCGCGGCGCAGAATACAAAAGCCCACTAAAAGGCATCCCTCGTCCAACACCTTGGCTTATTGGCGGCACGCCACCAAATAAAGGAAAAACGGCTACAGAAGAAGCTAGGGCAAAAATGTCTTTGTCTGGCAAGGGTCGCAAGCAAACACCTGAGCAAATTGCAAAGCGAGTTGCGGCTCGTCGCGCCACATTATTGGCCCAAGGGAGAACGCACTAATGCCGAGATTCCTTGACACCACTGGAAATTCCTCGATAGCCATATTTATTTGCGACAGATGCCGCATGAAAAGGGCTATTGATGAGGCTATGCCTGACCCGAACTTCCCCGGTCTCTCGGTTTGCCAACAAAATTGTGCGGATGAGAAGGATCCTTATCGTCTTCCCGCTCGCAAAACTGAGCGAATCAATTTAAAATTCCCCCGTCCAGATGTCAGTGTGGCTGTTGACCCAGACGCAATCATTACGACTGGAGACAATGAGCTTGATTTGTCGCCAGAGCAGAATGTGCAGACACCTGAGAACAACGGAAACCTTGATACTTTGAGTCCATCACCGGGGCAATAAATGGCAAATATAACCATCACCCAACTCCCACAAGCAGGCGCTATCACTGGGACTGAGCTTGTCCCTATTGTCCAAAACGGCGTAACAGTCCAAACCACGACCAACGCAATTGCTGTCCAGCCTACACAGACACAGACATTCTTAACCGCAACCCAGCAGACATCGTTGGCAAACTCACGTTACTTGGCGGCAGGTAGCGGCTTATCCTTAACCGACAACGGTGCTCAGGGTACTTTGCAGGTTAATCTGAATGGCGCGGCTCAAAGCTTGAATTCTTCTGGCAATGGCATCCAAGTCAAGACTGGTGCAAGTACAGTTACCGCACGAGAAATTACTGTTGGTACGGGTCTGGGTGTTACAAATGGCAATGGGGTATCCGCAAACCCAACTATTTCGCTTGGGGCATTTCTTGCCAACATAAATTCTTTGTCTGGGTCAACTGGGATAGTTGGCGTCAATGCAGGCACTGTAAATTCTTTGTCTATTGCTGGTGTCTCTAGTCAAACTGTCGTTACCAGCGGGGACGGATCGTCGGGAAACCCAACGGTTGGGATTGCGAGTAACCCTGTATTGCCGGGGACTGGGGGCGTTGTTATACCAGCAGGAACAACGGGACAACGTGGAACATCTACGGTGGGGAACATCCGCTACAACTCCACGACAGGATTATTTGAGGGCTACAACGGTGCTTGGACGGCATTTGCTTCTAGTTCTGGTGTCACTTCTATTAACACGGGAACTGGACTCACGGGTGGCCCAATCACCTCCACGGGCACAATCTCCCTTGCTGATACGTTGGTAACGCCCGGCGCGTATACAAATGCAAACATAACGGTTGACCAGCAGGGTCGAATTACCTTGGCTTCAAGTGGTGCGGCGGGTGGTGTAACAACATTCAGCGCAGGAACTACTGGCTTTACCCCTAGCACTGCAACTTCTGGTGCAATTACCTTGGCTGGTACTTTGGCTGTAGCCAACGGCGGTACAGGTCAAACAACAGCAAGTGCGGCATTTAATGCCCTGTCGCCTATCACCACAGCGGGTGACTTGATTCTTGGGGACGGCACTAACAGCGCTACTCGCTTGGGTATCGGCGCTAATGGCTACTTGTTGACGTCTAATGGAACCACAGCGTCATGGGCGGCGGCTCCTGCGGCTGGTGTGACCTCGTTTGCGGGTGGAACAACTGGATTAACTCCAGCATCCCCTACCACTGGTGCAATTTCTTTGGCTGGTACTTTAGCGGTTGCAAATGGTGGCACAGGTCTTACGTCTGGAACCAGCGGCGGAATACTTGCTTATACGGCAACAGGTACTCTAGCGTCTTCGACATTGTTGGCGGCAAACGCTTTAATGGTCGGTGGCGGCGCTGGGGTTGCTCCAAGCACCGTGACTACTGGAACTGGTGTTGTTACCGCTTTAGGGGTCAATACAGGCTCGGCAGGGGCATTTGTAGTCAATGGTGGAGCTTTGGGTACGCCTTCAAGCGGAACGGTTACCAACCTGACTGGAACCGCCTCCATTAACATCAACGGTACTGTTGGGGCTACAACAGCCAATACTGGTGCGTTTACCACGGTTTCAGCTACGGGCGTCATCACTTCAACTGTTGCCACAGGAACTGCGCCCTTTACGGTGGCAAGCACGACGCAAGTGGCAAACTTGAATGCGGCAACAGCAGGATCGGCAACCAATGCAACGAATGCAACCAACGTGAACTTGGCGGCAGGTACTGGAGCGACAAATTATTTGACGTTTTCAGCGACAGCAACAGGCAATCAGCCCTTAACAACAAACACCCTTCTCACCTACAATTACACCAACAATGCCCTCACAGCGGGTATTTCAGGTGGAGCTTTTTAAGGAAACATCATGGCCCAATCAGGATACACCCCCATACTCATCTACGGAAGCGGCACGGCTTCAGCGGTTCCTCTTGCCGCCAACTTGACAAGCAGTGCGTCAGGTGCGGAATTGGCGCTCAACTACAACGACGGCAAGCTTTACTACAAAAATAGCTCTGGTGTCGTTACCTTACTGGCAAATGCTAACGCAAGTAGCGCTTCTAAGGGTCAAGCAATTGCTTTCTCAATCGTATTCGGTCTGTAAGGAGTCATCATGGCGCTTACCCAAGAAATGGTGAAAGAGATGTTTGACTACCGTGCAGACGGTAAGTTGATCCGTCGCCATTCAACAATGGGTAATGGCAACTACGCAGGCGCTGTGGTCGGAACTACCCCCAAAGGGACAAGATCAAGTCGCTATAGCACTACCAAGATTCATGGTCAGCACTGGTGTGTACATAAGTTAATTTATTTGTACCATCATGGGGTGGTTCCAGATCAATTGGATCACATCAATCGGGACTCGACTGATAACAGGATAGAAAATTTACGTCCTGCTAGTTTTTCTGAAAACATCTGCAATCGTAAATTGTTTTCCAATAACACATCTGGCTGTAAAGGTGTTGCTTGGAATAAAATATCAAAAAAATGGCAATGTTATGTGTCTGTAAATAAAAAGATGAAACATCTTGGTTATTTTGAAGATTTAGAACTTGCCGACCTTGTTTCAACCGAAGCCCGTGATCTGTATCACGGCAAATACGCAAACCATGCGTGAAGGAGATATATCATCGCAAATCCGAATATCGTCAATGTCACAACCTTAACTGGTAACACGACATACCTCACCCCTAGTGGGACAACCGCCGTAGTCCTTCTGCCCAATGCCGCCGCATCTGGTTTGGTTTATAAGATCAATCAGATTGTGTGCGCCAATGTGAATGGTACTTCTGCTGTAAACGCAACAGTGAGTATTTACAGCAACGGCGCTGTGGCTCAAGGTTCTGCCCCTTCGGGTGGTACGGCTTACCCTGTTATCTCTACGATCTCTGTTCCTGCCAGCGCCTCTGTGATTGCTGTGGATAAGACAACGGCTATCTACCTGATGGAGGGCACTTCGATCACAGTGACATCGGGTACTGCCAGCGGCATCACATACACCATCAGTTACGAATCCATCGCAAGCTGAGATTGGAGTAGCCAGTGAGCATACGCCAATACAATTTAGGGAGCATCGTTAAGCC